TTCGCTTCCCGGATGTCCAGCGTTGCCAGGCGTTCAAAGCGTTGTCCGGCTAAATCGCGCTTCATGCCGCTTCCTCCTGTTGATCTTCCTCATCTACCGCTGCGGGCTTCGGATTCGCCGGAACGGCTGCACCTATCACTGGGCGAATATCAAGAGGATCAGCTTCTAGTTGCGCATCAACAGTAGCCGGATCGCCTCCCATATCCCTGATAACCTGCTGTCGCGATTTAAATCCACACTCCACTGCTATTTTAAAGGCATTAAGTTCATGTTGGGGGTTTATCCACGGCATCTGTGGCGGTCTGATTTCTGGTAAATACAGGCTGGCTTCGTTGACATTGAAGGGAACCCGCAACACACCGGATAGCCGGGCCGCATCAATAAACCGTCGCCAGACCGGCAAATAAAATCGATGCTTGAGATAGCTGAACATCCGGCGATAATGCGCAACCGCCTCGACTAGTTCTTGGCGTTGTGCGGAATACGTGCCGTTGTAATTCTTGGCGATGCTGGAAAAGCGCGTTCCGGTTCCGGCAGCAATCGCCCGGAGTTGAGCGTTGCGGAACGTTTCCAGGTTTGGATTGGGGCGCTTACTGTCAATCAGTCCCACATCCTCGCCGGGCAACAGGCCATCAAAAATCAGGCCCGGCTCCATGGCGAAGGAGCGGCTCGTTGTGGTTCCGTCTTCCGTCAAACTGGCAACGGCGGTATCGGCCAAGGCGCTATCGCGCTTGATGAACGCGGTTAATGCGGCGGCCACACGGGCCGCAATTCGCTCGCTTTCCTCATAATCCCGTAAATCATCTATCCGGGTCAAAACTCCATGGAACACGCTCACCCCACGGGTTTGATGCAGGCGACGCACGAGCTTGAGATGCATCATGCGGTCGGCGGGCAGGAAAATCGTTTCAAATCGACTACCGGGAACGCTGACTGTGGAACCGGGATGCACCGTATGCAGGTAGTAACCCAGTGGCCGGCCCCAACCGTCCTTCTGGACGCCGTGAACAATCCGGTTGCCGGGATCCGTGAGATCGTAGGGAACGAAGTCGGCTTCCAATAATTCCAGGCAGTAGGGAATTCTGCTACCGAAAGGCGCGGCGGGTTTGGTTACGTGCTGAGCGAAGATTTCCCCGTCGCGCAACCAGGAACGGCACACGAGGCGCTCCATTTCCGGCCCCGGCAGTTCGCCGGTTACATCGGGCGCTTGCCAGAATTCATCCCACAAACCGGCCAGCGAATGATTGAGTTCAACTGCGGGCAATGCGTCGCGGCCCTGCGTCGCCATAGGCTCGACACCGGCTCCGCAACCAATGATGTTGGTCACGAGATCATCGAGAACGCCAATGGCCAAATCATGATTTTCGTCTAACCATCTCGAAAACTCCCTCAAGCTGCCCCGCGCCCGATCCATGACTGCGTCCGCGCTGGCGTTGTTGCCCCGGCGCGGATGCTGAGCGGTGACGGTCGCGGCATCGTAATATCTTTTTGCCGCCGCAATCCTGGCGAAACCGGCTAGCCGGGACGCAGCCCAACCGGGAAACAGTGGCGCAATCCAGCGGGTTAGAGCGTCCATCATCGTACCCAGGTCGCTACCGAGATACCCAATGGAGACGATACGCCAGTGGCGATACTGATAGCCCGTTGCAATCTCAGGACATACGAGCGCAGGCTGGCGACTTCGGCGGGCGTGAAACTAATGCGCTTACCATCGGCGGCGCTAATGGAAACGACTTTTTTGCCGATAGCGAGGGAATGCAACGCCGTCTGGGCTTCTGAGAGCCAAGCGTTCAAGGTTGAGACTGGAATACCGGAGAATTCACTCATGAAAATCTGTAGAGCGCGGTCAACAGATTTTGTCAAGCGTTTCAGGCAATAAAAAACCCGGTATTTCTACCGGGCTGTCTTACCCATTCATCGGCCTGCCTATCCAATCCCGTCCACGCCACGCCAATATTCTCATTCTACCTTTTTTCAAAAAACGATTGTAGATTTTTACCGACTATCCTATAATCGTACTACTAAGGGATTGGAGAGGAGAGGACTGGAAAGGAGAGGATAGGAGAGGAGAGTATCGGAGAGGACGGGAATGTAGCGGAACGGAAAGGGCTTTTTCAGCAAGGAACATCACCGGAAACGGCGCTGTTCCTGGTGCGAAAGTGCTAAATGGAGCGGAGAGGATTGGAAGGGACAGTATTGGAAGGGACGGGAAGGCAATGGAGAGGAGCGGACCGGATTGGGCCTAACAGCCGGTTAGGTTTTTGTTGCAAAACGAAAATCTAGCCGGGTGTGAACAGCATCGAAGGGAGAGGAGAGGAAAGGATGAGGAGAGGAACGGAACGGATGGGATGGGAAAGGTGTGGACGGGTCTGGAGAGGATGGGGTTTTCTAAATGAAAACAGTTAATTGCACCTTTAGGCCAAGCGGCAATCATCCGAACCCCTTGCATTGGGAGCGGATACGCCAGTTGGTTTTAGATCGCGACGGCGGCGCTTGCCGGTGTTGCGAAGAAACCCAAAATCTGGAAGTTCATCATCGGCATTACAACCGATGGGGAAATGAAAAGGCAGAAGACCTGACCACGCTCTGCGTCTGGTGTCATGACGCGATTACCAGCAGGTTAAGATCAGAGCGGTATCAGGGACGCTCTCACACAGTCCCCGATACCGTATTTTTCAACACGAATGTTAAGGCAGAGGCACATTATGGACGCAACAACCGGTTACGGGCAAGTGACGTTGAAACTTTCCGGGCTGACACCCCTGATTGTCCACAACGGGCAATTAGCCGATCCTCTCAACAAATTCTCGAAAGCCATGAAAGCGGTCACGGGGAAGCGGAAAAAGGTCGATGCGGATTACGAGGAGCTGGCGAGGTTGGAGTTTCTGGGCGGGCTGTACCTCAAAGATCAGCGCCCTTATATACCCTCCGTCGTTTTGGAGGCGATGATGATTAGCGCCGCCAAGAAGCTACGGAAAGGCGCGGATTTCAAATCAGGCATGGTGATCGATGATTCTCCCTTCATTGAATACCAAGGCCCGACGAAGCCCGATGACTTGTGGAATGACGAACGGTTCCGCAACGTGGCCGGGGTCAAGGTCGGTATGGCGCGGGTGATGCGTACCCGCCCGCAATTCCCGGAATGGGCGCTCACTTTCGGAATTTCCTTCATCGAAGAATTGATCAACCGGAGGGACATTTTGGAGGTCGTTCATATCGCCGGCTGGCAGATCGGGCTGTGCGAATGGAGGCCGAAGTTTGGGCGGTTTTCGGTTGCGGTTGTGGAGTAAGGGAACGGACTACATTGGACAGGAAAGTACCGGAGGGTACCGGACGGGATGGGAGTGGAAGGGAAAGGATTGGGCCTAACAGCCGGTTAGCCCTTGGCGACAGGGGTTAGCCGGGTGCGAAAGCATCAAAGGGATGGCTGGCAGAGTAAAGGACTGGACGGGAGAGGAATGGAAAGGATTGGACCGGAGAGGAATGGTAGCCCAGGCTGAAAAGTCTGGGCTTTTTTATTCCCGTGAAATTAGGTGACTTTTCCAGGGGACTTGGAGGGAGGGTTATGGGAGTCTTTCGGTTTCGGAGGCTCGGGTTTCGGCGGCGCTTCCGGTTCAACGGGCGTCATCGGAACGGGCGGGGCTTCTGCGATGAGCGGTTCTTTCGGCCCGGCTAGCGCCGCCAGCAACAGCGCCCGGCGATAGGGTTCTTCGTTCGCATTTTCTGACATCCGCTGAACCGCGACCTCCAGAAGCCGCTCAATCGATGAGATCAGCGTTTCATAGCCCACTTCATCGGGTCGTCTGGAAAATAACATGATTTCGGCTAGGGGAACACAATCTTGTTGCATACATCACCTCGTTGTGAAACATAATTCCAGGAACTACGAGACGCGCCGATGCGACCAGCTTGTCGGCAGTCCATAATCCCGGTCGCCAGCGCCCGCGCCAGTCCCGTAGCGCTCTCGCCAAAGCGATCAATCCGGTGATTGAGCGTGGAAACCGGGAGTCGGTAGGCGCTAGCGAGGCGGCGTAACGTCCATGTTTGACCTTGCCATGTTATGAAACGAGCGGCGGGCATCGGCGGGCGGTTGCGATCAGAGTCCGGCAATCCGGAGTCAGCGGTTCAACCGGGCTTTCCCGGTCGCGTTGTCCGTACCATCCATCGACCCGCCAGCCCGTCGCATTCAACAGCCGTTCAAACTGATCTTGCGTGTAGTGGCGCTGGTGAAAGGGCGCGGTTTCCGGCGAATAGGGAATCACGTCCTGGTTCGGTACGCTAGCGAACAATCGCTGTGCCGGCAAGGATTCCAGCATCGGGGTCGGGTTCGCCAGATGCTCGATGATTTCAAACGCCGTGGCGGAGTCGGCCAGCGGATAGTTCCCGAAAGCATGGCCGTCTAAATCCACGGACTGCCGGGTAATCGTGTCCCGATCATAATGCGCCTTCGCATAATCCAGCGATTCCTCGCTACGCTCCAGGCTCACTACCTGCTCCACGCCCGGCGCATCGGCCAGAATCGCTGATCCGTAGCCAATCCCCGCGCCAATATCCAGTACCGTACCGGTTGACTGTGCGGCGGCCCAGCGGTAACGCTCCAGATGATCTTGCTGAATACCCTCTAGCGCCGGCGCGACTTGGCGTTCACCGGACAGCAGCGCCGTAGATTCAGGGTCAGCGGGCATCCCAACCATCGCCCGGAACCGGGCGCGATTGGCGGGAATGCGGCGCGGATCGTCACGATAGCCGTAAATCCAGGACCGCTGATTGATATTCAGAAAAGCCGAATCGCCCGGAGCCAGCACCCGCAGGCCGACTTGCTCCATCTTGCCGACCCAGTACGCGACGCACGGATGGCCGTCTTCCACCACGCCGCTGCTGTGCATCGAGTAATCCGCGCCGAAAATGCGCAGTTCTTTCACGCCAATGTAAGCGGCATAGACGATGATGTAGGCGACGCTGTTGTGATACCAATCCCCATGTTGCGGATTCACCGCGCCAATCGTCCAGTTCCACACTTCCTTGAAGGGGAATTTGTGGACATGCGCCGGCCAGCCGTCGCAGTTATCACTGGTGATAATCGGCTTGCTGTGGTTCCACAACGACGCGCCATAGCGGGGGAACTTGTCGGATTCACCGCCGAGGTGATCCATGACAAAACAGAGATCGTGCCGAAAGGCGCTGTGTCCCCGGTTCAGCGTCCAGGTTTCATCGACGCCGGCCAGCGAATCTGACAAATCGGATTCAAAACACGCACCGATGTAGCTATTGCGCGAGGGGCCGAGGCACACCAGGGCCACGGTTTTCGGGGCTTTCCCGGTCGGGTGATTCCAAGGCATTATTGAATCCTCTGTATAGCTTCAAGAAGTCTGTCTTTAAACAATTTTTTATCCAACTCTTCAAAACTCCTCCCATCATTCAAATCATCAATAAACCGATTAATAATATCAAATAGATCATCTTCAAACTCAAAATTACATTCGTCAATGATCCCGCCCTGAAGGACGGGGCTTGTGGCTGCACTCGGACACTCCATCGTCGTCATCGTGCGCCACGATAGGCTAATTGACATTAGCCCTTGCAGCGATATTAATCGCCGCGTTTTCATCCGCATTAGCTGTATGACCACACGATACACACAGAAAACGGGATTGGGTTTTGCGATTGGCTTTTTCCGTATGCCCGCAAGCCGCGCATTGGCGCGAGGTATTGCGTGGATCAACATACTGAACCGGAACGCCATTCAGCTTCGCCTTGTATTCAATAAACGATTGAAGCTGAAAGAACGACCAACCGCTGTGTTTCGCTCTGTCGGGTTTCCGAACCGTTGTCCGTTCGCGGATATGCCGGAGATTCTCCAGTGCAATTCCGCGTCCGGTGTCTTTGGCTTTCTCGACAAGCTTTTTGGAAATAACGTGGTTCTGATTTCTCCTGAACCGAGCTTCGTTGCGCCGGATTCGTTGCAAGTGGCGACGGGCGGAACGCGATCCACAGGATTGCAGGTTTTTCCGCAAGGTATGGTAGCGACGCCGGGTATTTTCGACCGCTTCGCCAGAGAACGATTCGCCATCCGAATCACTGGCAATCTGAACGATCCCCAGGTCAACGCCAATAAATCCCTTGGGGTCTATCGGCGGCGCGGTCGGGGTTTCGATGACCACCAGAAGATAGAACACGCCATCCACCCGCACCAAATCGGCTTGTCCATGCCCGCGCCCAAACTGCATTCGATGGTAATCCCCCATCTGCATAGCAACGGTCAATCGACCCTGCAAGGTCAGGATACTGGCGGCTTCCAATCCCTTAAAACTCAGAATCCGTTGATCGTAGACGACTGCGCCGGTCGGCTTGAAAAAGCATTGTTTCGACTTGTCGCGCTTGTACGCTTCAACCACTTTGGCAATCGCCCGAATGGTCAATTGCGCCGACAAACCAAACTGTTGTCGCACCTCGTCATAAATGAGTTTCTGCAAAACAAACTTGGAGGCGCACTGTTCCCGAAAGGCCACTTCGGCGATGAAGTTACACGCCGCGTTAAACACGCGCATCGTGTCTTTCAACGCCGCCTGTTGGGTTTCATCCGGGAGCAATTTGATTTGCAGTACGATCTTCATATTGACGATTATATTCACAAAGGAATTTAATGTCAACTGCCGCGCAAGAATGGCGATCCAGAAGGACGGTTATTAAGGTAGGTTCCATCGGTTATCTGCGTATCCACGGTGAGCCAGAAGGGCGGTTAATAAAGCTGTTGGGTTGCGCTTTCGGCGCGGGCTTGCTGATGGGCGCGGACGGTTGCGCAGCCATCGCGGCCCAGTTGACCGGGCGGGATAGCAAGGCGGCGAGTGCGTAAACGCGAATATCAAGTTGCTCATTTCGGCGCCCGTGCGGGCAAAACCATTCCCGGACTGGCCGGCCCTTGCTGTATTTGGTGCGTACCTGTTCCGCCGTCAATCCGTCAAAGTAGGTTTCGTCATACGCGACCGGGAAGTGGCAGTATCCCGGCCCGAATTCCTGCGTTCGCAGCCGGGCATACCAGGCGTCTTTCGCCGTGTCGCTGCCGACATGCCACACCTGAGCGCGGTATTTCTGCGACTTGCCGGCTTTTGGCGTCCAGATCGGGCGGGAACCGGACAGGCCCTTGATCGCGTAGACGTGACGGCCTTTGCGCGCCTCACAGAACGCATAGACTTGTGCCGTGTGGTGACCGCCTGAATCCACGCACGCTGCACCAATGCGCAGGATTCGGCCTTCTTCGGAGCGCCATTCCTGTTTGAGCAGGTCGTCCAGTTGATTCCAGACTTCGGTTCGCGCCGGATCGCCGCGCAAGACGTGATACTCCACGCCCCAGGATTCAGGCGGGCTATCCCGTCCGTCCTGTCGCCAGCCGACGACTTCCATTTCTAACCGGTCATCCTGGCAATCCACGCCACAGGTCAGGTAAAGGATTCCCGCTGGCAAGCGGGCGGACGTGTAGTTTTCGCGGCGGGACAGCAGGGTAGCGGGGTCGGATTTTTCTGTTGCATCCGCCCACGGCTGGCCGAGCGTGGTGTTGACGAACGTGCGTAACCGTAGGCTATCCCCTTGACAGCGCAGCCAATCGGAAACGATACCGGCCCACGTTTGTTGGGGGCTGTACGCCGTCCAGATTTTGAAGGCCATGGACACGGGAGGCGCGAGCGGCTCCTGTTGCGCCGTCCAGAATCGCGTATCCTGATCAAACCACACGCCGTCCTCATCTTGCCAGCGCCCTTGTTCCCATACTTGCAGGTAGTCGGATTGCGTGAACAGCGCTCCGCAATCCGCGCAGAGATAGGCGGCGGTTTCTGGCTGGCCGGGTTGCCATTTGAAGCCAAAATCTTCGTGTTTTCCGCCAAATTCCAGCGGCATAAAAACGCCACAGTGCGGGCAGGGGATGTGATACCGAAAACAGCGGTCGGATTGCGTAGCGCGATTTAAAATCAGCGACGTGTCCGCTACTTTCGGCGTGGAGCCACAGATTAATTTCGGGAAAGTCGCTCCTTCCAAGCGCTTGGACGCCAGTCCGTCCGGTGTTCCTTCCTCTTCCACGTTCGGATCGAAGCCGTCCAGTTCGTCCAGATACGCCACGTCCAGCGACAAGCGCCGGTAATTTTTGGCGGAACGTCCGCCTCTAATATGCAGAATGGAGCCTAAAAAGGTCTTTTGCCTGAGTGTGTTATGCTTCGATCTGGAGTTGTGCCACGGAAAAATGCGCTGTATCGCTGGGACATCCCGAATCATCGGGTCAATTTCCGTTTTGACAAACTCATCCGCGTCATCATCCACCGGCTGCCAGACCGCTTGATTGCGGTGTTTATGCTCTGCGTAGTAACCAATCGCCGCCATAATCATTTTGGTGTTGTGGGTAGGTATCATTTGCCTGCCCGCCAAGAATAGGCGGCTAGCGCTGTCAACCTGAATGCATTGCACGGGTACGGAATCTATTTTTTCTACGGATACCACGCGGCGGCGATAAGTAATGGATGGCTTTACTAGATCACGTACCAAGTCGGCTTTTCTTTGAATACGAAACGGATTGAGTTCAGGAACGGCTTTAAAATTGACGCGATATTGATCCAAAACCCCGTCGCGTTGTGGTGGCCTATGCCTGAGTGATGCCTTCATACCTAATGAACTCACTAGCTCATAAACCCCTTTTGCAAGCTTTTCATTAGTGTTTGAAAATTCAGCGCGCCCATCTTTCCCGATAGTACCATCTGAATCCATCAGCCCCCGCAGTAACGCCAATCGTTGCGCTATGCTGGCTCGAAAATAAACGTCTGGTATGTGCTTTTCTACAACTAAGCCTAGTGTCCTAAAAACTTTTGCCCACGGCGAAACAGGCCGACCTGTTTTTGGAATATCTAAAAAGATGGTTGCATTATTTGGATACCGCTTGTCGATATACCGAACTTCAGAATCAATCCCCTCTTCTTTGATATACAAAGCGGTTTCTACATCAGGGCGATGTTGGGTAATTCTTGGCGACTCTCGATTGCCGTCCCCTAACCACAAACCTAGCGTGTATGGCGGAATAGGGAGGCTTGCATCTTGAAGCAATAGCGGCTTTGCATTGCAAATAGTGATTGCGTTACGCCCTCGAAAGGTATGCAGCGCCCTTGCCATCGTTTCGGTATTGATAACGCCTGTTTTTGTTGATTGTTGGCCAGGCTTTGGTCTGCCAATCCGCTTATTTTTCTCTCCCTGTCTTTCGCCAGTCAGATACTCAATCGTTTGATCGGCCTCTACCTGCCACAAGTGTCCGGCGTCAGCAATCATTGCAGACCCGTCGCAAAAACGAATTTGGTAACAATCATGATCGGTATAGACCGGTGATTTGTAAACCACAGCACAGGACGCCCCCTGTTCATCAAACAGCCGGTCGCCCACAGCAATATCGCCCATCGTTACCCATCCTGTCGGGGTAGGTAACTGGGTATCAATCGCTAACGCATACCCAACACGCGCCGATTTCAGTAGCGTGATTTCCCGAATATCGTCATGGCCCATGCAGTCCATGATCCCGATTTGATAGGGGTACGCTTCCCACTTGCCTTGTACGTAGCTCGACTCCGCTGATAAATAAAAATGTTCAGCCGCCCATTCCGACAACTTTAACGGAAGCGGTTGTCGGAGCGCCGTCATCGCCCGCGCCAGGGATTGGTTCAGCCGGGTTTTCGTCACTGTCGCCAAGATCAAGACGAATGGCGGCGGCGGTATTGCGAGCTTTAGCAATCTCTTTGCGGATGATTTCAAGGTCGGCAGCATTGAGTTGAGGGAGACGGCGCTTGAGTTTTGCGGGCAGGGTTTCCAGAGTCGCGCCGATTTGCGCGCACGCGGAAGATAGCGCCCATTCCAGTACGGCGATTGGCGCTAGGTTGCCCAGTAGTTCCTGTTCTTTGAGGCGCTTGAGTGCGGTATCGGCTTGAAGGTTCAGGGCGCGTTCACGGTCTAAATCCAAAGCGTCTACTTGTTGCGCCCATTGTCGTTTGAGCCATTTTCCAAACGCGCCGGGGTCATATTGCGCTTTGTTTCCGCGCCCTTTTGCCCCGGAAATCATGGGCAACGGATCACTATCATCACGTTGTTTTCGGGAGACGGTGACGGTAGAAACTCCCATGATAGCCGCTACTTGATCTTGGTCTAAAGGCGCGATTTCATTCATTAAAAATCAATCTCCTAGCAAGCGCCGCTAACAACGATTTTGCGGGCGTCCGATTACC